AAAGCTACTAATTGTGCTTTACGTGCAGACCACTGACCAGGTTTTCCACCTTTAGAACCAGCCATAACACGTTTCTTTATACTTTCACGTAACCCAGGCTTTGTATATTTTGAATCGTCTTGTGCCATTTTTATTTTTTAGGTTTATGTTTTTGATTTTTATAAAGCCAATTTTTAAAATAAAGAATTTCTTCTTTGCTAAAAAAAGTAGAATTTTTAAGAGCTTTTTTTACAAGCTTTTTTAATTTCATCCGTAATAAGGTAAAGGAACTGCAAAAGATCCTCCTTTATAAGTACCTATAGGAGCTCCAACTGCTCCTCCTGTATAGGGACCTGTACTTATTTGAGGAATCTCTTGTTTAAATCCAGGTGTCATAAACTGTCCCGCTACTTGAGGTATTCCTTGTTTACCTGGAAGATTCATTTGTGCTTGAAGACGAGGTTGACGAGGATTTCCTTGTAAACCTCCAAATGGTCTACTGATATCATTTCTAGCACCTCCTTGAACACCTTCTATTTTTCCTCTTACTTCTCCTGCATTGATATCTCCAGGAATAGGAAATAACTCAGGACCTCCTGCTAAAAAACCATTGTTATACATTCCACTAGATTGTGGAAAATTTATATTATGATCAAAAATCTTTTGAGGTATTTCCTGTACAGGTACTTCTGTTCCTACACCATCCTCAACCCAAAGATGAGGTTGGTTAAAAGGAGTCGTTTGATCATGTCTTCCTGGCCAAAGATGATTACCTCCTAGATGACCTGGTCCACCATAATGTGCTACAGCATTTGCCATGGCTCCATTACCTGGACCAAGAATATTATTTGATGCTCCGGCCGAATATCTCATGGTTTTTATTAGTATTATTTATATTCTACTCTTCGTTTATTTCATAAATAAAAGGTTCATTTATTCGGTTAATAGTTAAACCTAGACCTTTCATATTCCATTCAATTATATCTCCTTCTTTCCAACCTAAATCATCTTGGACTTCATCTGGTAAGTGTACAAATAGGTCGCCATTATTATCTTGTTGCAACGCTATTGAATACTCTGTCATTTTTCTATTAGCTTTTCCATTAGCTTATCAAGCTTATTATGAATTGCTCTAAAGTGATCATTCATGTCTTGCAATTCCCGAACAAAATCTACTTTTAAGACATACTCTAAAGGCATTCGATTTACATGTTCTTCCAATGCATTTATACGCATACGTTGATTTTCTAAGTTTTGAATAGAGTCTTTCAGTCGTTCTTTATGACGTTCTAAAACTTTACTAGCAATCCAACCTCCTCCTGTTACAGAAGAGATAACAGCTGTTAACGCAAGTGTCAGAAAGTCTGGTCCCACTGTTTTATCCTTTTTCTATATTCTAAATCATTTAGGCATTGCAATATTTCTAAGTACCCCAGGTAAACCTCTTACACGAGTAATTGGTATCTCCTCTCTACCTCCTATTTCCGTAAGCCAAGGTGCTATTGAATTTAAGATAGGACTTACGATATTATTGGTTAGTAAAACTTTTCTAAAAGGTACATTTTGTAAAGGAGCATCAACAGTTCTTCTAGGTTCTATATTATATTTGCTTGAATCATATCCATATTGTCTAAGACTCGCTTCTAAATCTGTATCTCCCCCACGTATTTTCCTGGCTAGAGGGTCCATAACTCCATGCTCAAACATATCCATGCCAAGATCAGCTGTTTCGTTTAAAAGATATCCTGGAATAACACTTGCTGCTCCTGTTGCTAATGGATATAATCCATAAGTACCTCTTGCTGCTAATTGGCTTTTTAAACTCCAAGGAGTACCTGCTTTTTTTGCAATCTTTCTACCAAACAAATCAGCTCTTGCTTCTGACTCTAATATATTTCTCGATTCAGGACTAACTAATTCAGAAATAGCTCCTTCAATCATTTGTCCACGTAAACTTTGATCAGGGTTAAATACTCCAAGACCAGCAACTAAAGCTCCAGCAGGACTTCCACCACCAACTTTAAATTTCTTTCGTGTTTCCTGTATTTCTGCTGGACTTCGTTTATTAATTAATTTTTTCCCTCTTGGAGTTGAGTAATCAAGGGCATGTCCTAATTCATGAGCTAGAGTGGTGCTTCCATATAAGTAACCAGCTGGTAAGTCTAAAGGTATCGAAGTATCTAAAAAAGCATCAGACAAAGGATCTATGGTTTTTTTAGTTACACCTAAAGGAGCACTAAATACAGTTCCTTTGTTTCTAGACATATAGTTTCCTTTAGGATCTTTAATATCTATATCTGGAGTAAATGCTGATCCAAGAAATGGAAGACCAGTTTGTAAATCTTTTATTGCCTGTAATTCCATATCAGTAGGATCTAAATTCCAATAAATTGTATCTAGACTTGTACGGGTTATCTTAGGATCTCGTTTAACTACCTCTTTAAGTACACGTTCTCTACCTCTTTCATGTTTTTTTATAGAACTAAGAGGAGTATCTCCTAATCTTCTGCCGTATTTACTTGGAGTCGCTTTTGTTCTTTCAGGAATAATATTTACAGAAGGACCTCCTAATTGTCTATAAGCTTTGACTATATCCAATGCTTGTTTTGTTTCGATTGGAATCTCTGTATCTACTAGAAACTTCTGCTGTCTTTCATTAAGTTTTTGAGTATAGTAGTTAACATCGTCAAGTAAATCCTCTGCAAATCGTCTAGCTTTTTCTTGGAAATTTGCAGGTTTTTTTGGAGAGGTATCCTTAATACCATATAAGTCTTCAAAAGATCTAAACTTTTCTTTATCCATAGCTAATTAGAACATTCTCATTTGATTAAAAGGATGGCCTTGCATTTTCTGCTCAACGGAACGTAAATCTAAAGGAAAGTTAAACTTAATTAGTTTTCCAGAACCGCCAGGATCTCTTATAAATGTTGAATGTGGATTAGCAGTATTAGCACGAGCAAGTTTAATAGGAGGAGCTAAAGGATCTGTACCTTTAGGATTTATATAATCGTCATATTCTTTTTGATACTTCTCTTGTAACTTGTCATAATCTCTTTTTGGAACATCACCTCTAGCAATAGCTTCATCTAATGTTCCAGCTGCAAGAGGTTGAGGTGAAATTAAATCACCTGCAATCAATCCAGGTAGTCCTCCAGCAAGTCGTCCCACTGGACTCAAGTTGGCTAATGCTCGTAGTGGTCTTTTAATTATTTCTCTACCTAATGGAGTTGGTCCTGACATAAAACCACCTTCACCTGCAGGAACCCCTGGACGAAATCCACGAGTTAAATCCCATCCTCCTTTAGATCCACCTTTACCAAACTTTCCTCTTTGCATTATGTCGTCAGATAGCAACTCACCCAAACTAGCTTTAGCTTCATTAGGAATTCTTGTATTTAACCCACGGTTAAACCACTCCATGGCTTTGCCAGCTATATCCATTAATCACTTACAATTTCTATATTAAAAGTCTAACTGAAGGTTACCTTTCCTCATTAACCCTGTAACTAACCACACTAAAGCATCTACACAGTCATCATGACTACTAACACCAAAGTTAGTTAATTCTTCAAACATATTTGTAAAGTTTCTATAGCGGTTAAAGATAATTTTTCTATCTTCAAACATACCCATAATTCCTCTAAATCTAGCTAGCTTATCTGCTCTAAATCCTTTAACAGGATGCCAAACTAAATTATATAGATTCTCTCCTTGTAAACAAACTCGTTTAAAATCAGCTTCTAATGAAGCCTGATATTGAACTGCTTCTGACCAAATATCACATGTTGAATAAGTAGGGTAGTAGATACCGTTTTGATCTTGTCCTATAACAGACCAATCATTTAATAACTCTTTTAAAGCATCTAATTTTTCTAAATTACCCATTACTCGTATACGTCTGTAATCAATTATGTGTATACGATCTTCAATTCTCCCTCCAAGAACCATGACTGTGTAGTCATTCTTTTCTCTAACACCTGCAGATAAGTCAACTCCTATTCCTAACGTATCAAATTCTGTTGTTATTTCGGCTTTAACAATTAACTCTGGTGCTAGTGATAGTTCATTTTGACGAATAACTTTATTCATATACTGGAATGAAAAAGCAATAGGAGCTTGTCGTTTCTTTTCTTTTAAATACTCCAGTGACCACATATCAGGCCAGTAAGATTCTTCTTCACCTGTTTCTTTATTATTATTAATTGCAGATAAGACTATCTGAGTCCAATTGTTTTGATCGTTAAAAGTAGTTGAATGGATATCATCATGTCTAAACCTAGTTCCTAAACATATAGCTCTGGCTCCTTCAAACATAGTTGGTGCAATAACAGCATTCCAGTTGTCTTGCATCTGTTTTCTAATATCTGGGTTAGCTATATCAGCAGCAGATTTAATAGCGTCATCAATCATTACAAGATGAGAACGCTTAGATGTAACAGAACCTTTTAATCCAGCAGCACATAAAGTAAATTGTTCTTCACCAGTAGTATCTATTCCTGCAAACTTATGATCAATAGACCAGTACTCATTACTTGTAACATTTTTTAAAAGACGTACATGAGGAAAAACTTCTTGATATCTTTTACTTTCAATAATCCTCTTAATAGTTGCAGACTTAGATCGAGCAATATCAACAGTATATGAAAGATAGAGAATCTGTAATGGGAGCTTAGCTTCTGTATGTATTCCAATAGCCCAAGCAGTAAGTAAACCTAAAACTGTAGACTTAGCAGAACCACGAGGTGCTAAGAGATCTACATTTGGTCCAGCAATCTTAATTAAACAGCTACTATCTTCTTCAGTTACAAAATGTCTATGCCATTCTTTATGATGTTCTGCAGGAGGTTTATCAGCTACATATTCACAAAAGTAAGCAAAATTATCTCTAGCTTTTTCTAATAACTCTAAATTCTTAGGTATCTTAATCTGTTGCTTACGAGCAGCAGCCTTAGCATTACGTCTATATGCAAGATGGGTATAAGAAGGCACTAACTGTATTCAACGTACTATTAAATACTAACTTATTTCTTTTCTTTTGACTTTTGCTCTTTATACTTACGTGCTTTATCTAGAGCTTCTTTACGTTTCTCTTTATCTGATAATTTAGTACCATCATCTTTTTCTTTATTCTTATTCTTAAAATACTCAACTAACTGAGGAGGCATTTTACCTTTAGCCATATCCCTATTTAAATTCTGAATAAATATATTTTAGCGTAGCTACTCTTCTAGTTGCATTCTTGCCCAGACACTCATAGTTGCTTCTTCTAAAGGTATTTCAATTGGATCGTCTTTAAAAATAAACATCAACTCACGTATCGCTCTATCAGCTCCAGCCATTAGTAAACCTTTTCTATCCTTAGTACTCGTAAACTGCTCTATTTGTGCAATTGTTCCACGTAATTCTTTTTGCATTTGAGCAATACGAGCAACTCCTGCATCACGCTTAACTAATCCTGTTTCTACATCTTCTCTTAATTTACGTATATCTTCCTGCATCTCATCTATTTCAAATAGAAGTTTCTTTCGATGATCAGGTTTTGTATAGGTATCTTTTAACCAAGCATCACATGCAACAATACTCCCCTCATAACCAAGAAAACGTGAATATAGATAAATTTCTATTACTGAATAATTTTCGGAAGCAAATGAACAAAATGACTCCTGTGTAGAGGAGTCTAAATTATCTACCCAAGTATTAAATACATCAATATTTATACGCTGATTGGGACTGTTTACGATCTCTTTCTTCTTCCCTTTCACGGAACCCTTGTTTCTGGCGGTCAGAGGCTCTTTGCTCTGTAGCTCCTTTACCAATTGTTTCTCGTTCTTGGGCACCTGCATCCTCCAATTTCTTTTTAGAAAAATCGTAGGCAACTCCAGCGGCTTGACGATATTTGTCTATATCAAACCAGTCGTCATCACCATAAGTTTCTTCTACAGCCATGATAGTAACCTACGTTAAAAAAAACTAGAAGTTGCCCATCATTGAAGCAAGACCCTGTGAGAAGATGTCACGACGACCTTCTACAGACTTCTGACGTTGCTGACGCTTTTTAGATGCTTCAAGACGATTTAATAGTTTTTCAAATCTATTGATATCAAAATCTTTAGAAGTGTCTGCAGTTCCCTCAGTTACACCAGTATTGTATTCATTAGTCATTTACTTTTAAAAATCATATTATAATAATTATAACAATAGGAATATTTAAATTACTAACTCCAGAATCCACTTAGTGCTCCTGTAATAATATTTGTATCAGATTGAATACGAGCAATATCTTTCTGACCTTCAGTTTTAATCTTTGCAGTTTCTTTATCAATATCTCCTTGAAGAGAAGTTAAACCAGCACTGTATAGATATTTTCTAGTATCTCTGATGTTTTGTGTACCTTCTTCAAGTTCCTTAACTGTTCTTGCTTCTGAGAAGTAATCTGTAAAGTCAGGAGTAGTAATACCAGATTTAGTTTTTAAATCTTCGCTTACTGTTGGTAATAAAGAAGCATCAAAAGTATACTTACGTTTACCTGTTTTATTACCATCATCATCAACAGTTTGCTTACCAAACATCGTGTCGTAATAGTTATCTAAGTAGCTTTGATTAAACTTCTTGGTATATTCAGAGCCTGATTTAATAGAATCACGAAGACCGGATATACCAGCACCACCATAAGCACGATCTTGTAGTCTTGATAAACCTGTGCTTATTTCATCTTCAGTTGCTGCTCTACCTAAAAGATCTTCATATGCCGTCTCAATACCTGTAGTTCTTTGTCTACCTAAGATACCTGTATCATCATCACCAGTTCCTATATAGGTTTCTTGTAAGCGATTTACAAAATCTTGTGGATTAGTCCATCCTTCCCAATCAGTATCCCACTCATATTGAGGAGGAGTATAAGGAGCTTGGAATGTAGTATCTGGATCTTCCTGTGTTGTTACAGTTGTACTTTCAGGTTTATAATCATCATCCCCTAGTTGTCCTTGAGCTTTAGTAGTAGTTGTAGTAGTTGATGTGACGGTAGGTACAGCACTTGTATCAGCTGGATCTGGATAATCAGTTGTATCTGTTTGACCTGGAGTCATTAAATTGTAACGACTAATATAATTCTCTAATTGACTCTTAGCATCACCAAAACCTATAACACCTGAAGTTAACTGATTTTGAAGGCTATCATAATAAGACTGTAAACCTTTACCGCCAGCTGCTTCACGACCTTCTGTCCTAGCTCTGTCGTAGGAAGTTTGCTTCTCAGCACGATCTGATAATCGATTTTCACGTTCAGTTTGGTACTGTAGATACTTCTCAAACGATTTATCTGGGGGTAATGGCTTAGGAGCCTCAATAACAGTTTTAGAACCACCCATTATCCAAATCCTCCAGAGATTGGTCCGAACATACCAGCCATTGCAGCTTGGTTTCTTGCTACTTCTTTTCTTATCTCATACTCTCGTTCTCTACTCTTAGATGCCCTGTAATCAGGATCAGTAAGTAGTGCAATCTTTTGTTTAGAGTCCCTAAAGTTAGCATCTCTATCTAAATCTCTACCTACTGTTTTATCCCACATTTTAGCTGCTTTCTGTCTTCCAAAATCTAAGTCTGCACCCCAACCAAATGTAGCAGTTCTTGCTGCAGTACTTTGTCCTATATTTCCTTTACCTACATCTCTCTGAGCACCAGCAGCTATATTCGCTTGATGCATACCGGCTTGCGCTGTTGTATTGGCCGCATTTTGCATAGCACGGCCTTGCATTATCCCTCCTAAGAGAGAAGCTCCTGCACTTAGCGCCATCCATGGTCCCATTTCGCCTACTCCTCCTTTAGGTGATGCTGGTGTATAAGATGGACCACCTCTTCCAGGGTACATTGCACCTGAAGAAGGGTCGATTCCAAACATTGGATCATCGAAATCACGCCCCCACTGGTCTGTTGCAGGATATCTCGGTGAATTGTTAAGCCAACCGAACATATCAGTGCAACTTTACTTATCATCTTATTTTACCCGAAGTACTTTCTGTTAGGAACAGATCCGGGGTCAATGGTTTTGATATTATCCATTAGAGCTATACTCCTTATGAAGTCTTGTGTTCTCTTAGCTTGTTCTTGTGCTGCTTGTAGTTGTATAGCACCTGGCATTCTAGCTATATCCGCTATCTGTCCTGGTAGCTGCATCATCATCTTTGTCTTTGCTCCTTCTCTTGAATATTTCAAAGCATCTTCAAATCTTTTAGAATCAGCATCTATATTATCTTGATTTATTCCCCTTAATAAACCTGCCGCATCTTTCATAAAGGAATTAGGATCTTGAGGGTTATTAATTCTTTGCTCAGCTTCTATATTAGTTAGATACGTACTATATCCATCAAGAATTTCTTTTTTAGCCTTAGCGGTCTCAGGCTTATTTATATCCAAAGTGCCCAAATCAGCTGGAGTCATACCGCCATGAAATCTATTCAGGTAGTCTTCCATGCTAGCTATTCCTGCCATATTGCCTACTTGTCCTGTCATGGTTATAAACTCGAGGGATCTAAGATTGCTTTATAGCGAGGATCATATTGTATCCGAGCTCTTCTAGTAGCTCCTGTTTCGCTCATAGCTCTATCATACAAGCTCATAACCCCAGTCATTTTAGTAATTTGTTGAGCTAGTTGTCCTTGGGTATTTAGCAGTGCTTGCTTAGCTACTAATTCTCTCTGTAAGTTCTTCTCGTAAAAAGGATCTGCTGTTTCTAAGGCTGTTTGTTGTGCTTTCTTAGCAATCTCTATGTCAACAGCGGCTTGTTTTTTCTGTTGGTATCTCTTACCTATGTAAGGTATATCAGCAAAGACACCTCCAAGACCTCCAGCAGTAGCACCATAAGGTATAGCACCGGCAGCTAATCCAGTTACTCCTGTTGGACCACCTCTTCCTTGTCCAGGATTTAAAGCCTGTCTTTTAACACTTTGTGCAACACCTACAGCAGTAGCCGGAGCAAGTAATCTTAATGCTCCAGCAGCCATTTTTACATAAGGATTTGGACTAGCCATCATCCCTGAAGTAAGTCCTGTTGTTAATCTATTTGCTCCTATTGCAAGACCAAAATCTATAGGCGCAGTAAGAACAGCACCAAGAGGATCTCCAGCTAATGCTTGATCTACTAATCCTAATGTTGCAGCAGACTTACCAAATCTTCCTCTTCTAGCCGCACCACCAGGTGTATAAAACATATTTCCTTTAAAACCAGCTGCACCTACATCTGCTGGATCGGTAGAAATATATTTTCTAAAACCGAAATCAGGAAGCTGCGGACCAGGACTTTTATCACCGATCATCTCGGTAGCCATTGGACTTACTTTTAGCCATTCCCTCCAACTTGTAAAAGGTGTGTCTGCCATTATTTAATACAAGTTCTCTTAATATATTTAATTTTATCAGGGGTTATACTACTCATACGGACTCATTGGTAATTGTGTGTTTTTTTGAGTTGCTGCTAACGCACGATTGAACAGATTTCCAGCCAAAGCTCCACCAGTACTTCCTGCTATACCACCCGCCATCGCTCTAAGGATGGGGGCTTTACCCATAGTTCGTGTTTTGACGGGCTTGCTGCCTATCCCTTTCAATCCCTCTTGTACTGTCGTTGTGACCGAAGGAGCACGTTTTATCGCTTCACGGGCACCTACTAACCCTCCTGCTAATGCAGTAACTGAAGGTACGCTTACTGGGTAACCTAAAAACCTGGCTTCTGGATTTCCCTGCAGGTTCTCACCTGTGAACTTTACAAGTCCACCTGTTACCTTACCTACTGGATCTGGATTGTTATACAAAAAATTAAGATACTGTCCATAACGCTGCTTAGTTAGCGAAGGTATCTCTTCTTGAGCTGAAGAATACTTTAATGGTCTACCTGTTCTACCCTGGAAGAATCTTTGAAAGAGCTCTGTTGCTGGGTTAGCAGATTCGGTAGGATCATCTGATGTTGGGGTGTTTTGTTTGAATCCTTTTGGCCTACCTAATTGAGCAAGGTTAGTAGGATCGTAAGCACCTGTTGCAGCGACAGCTGGTTGAACAGCTGCTAAACCAATCAAACTTGCTTGATATTTATTTAATTTACCTGTTGGATCAACTGCTCCTCTTAATAGCTCATCAGCTATAGCTAAGGGATGATTCATTCGCCAATAATATTTTCTTGTTTCATCAGAAGTAACATCACCAACAGCTCTAGCTACATATGCACCTGCTGCAGCTAAAGGAGTATCTTTGATAGTTATACCTTGTTTCTTTAAACTTTGTTTCCATTCAGGATCATAAAAGACATTACGTCCGTAATCTGGTCTTTGCTCAGATAACTGAATCATAGATCTTGCACCAGCTTTTAATCCTGGCATAAAACCTTTTTTAATTGAATCAGTTGTTTGATTACCTGCTATTCTCATTGCCCCTCTTGCTGAAGCCTACGTAAAACTTCTGGCGGAAGATCTACACCTGGATAGTAGTATTGCTCTGTTAACTGTGTAGGAATTGAACGATCTTGATATAACGAACCTCTAGTTACTAAATCCACTAACGGATAAGAAGCTACTGATGCACCTATATTTACACCTGTTTCTAAAGCTGAAGGTTGATATAAACCTTTCTTTATAACTTTACCTGCTTTGTTTACTAAGTCTCCCTTGATACCTGGTCTGATCCCTCTAGCTAAAGCTATAGCTGGTGTATTCAAAAGAAAATCACCTAAGCCATAAGCAAATGCACCCATTGGTCCTGCAGTTAAACCACCAAATAATGCATTTAAAACTGATCCAGGTGCTGCGTATTGTGCTGCTCCTCCTAAGTTCTCTAGAAGTTGTCCTGCTATTTTTGCTTTTGCTTTAGACATACTCTTTCCCCTATCAAACTATTTTATCTGGGCTTATCTCAGGAGAGCCATCTTCTTTATCTTCTACTGTTTTTTCACCTTCTTTTTCTTCGGCTTTAACTTTTTTTGGCTTGTCTGAGACTGACCCTCCTCCTTCTTCCAATAACTGAGCTACTGTTCTATCTCCCTCCATTTCACCTTCAGCTCTCTTCTCTGCTTGACCCATTAGATAGCCTCTAGGATCTGGGTTGCGAGCACTAGGCATTATATTTCTAACTGAATCAGATGGATTCAATGTTGGACTTAGTTCATATAACTCCACCCATCTAGGACTAAAGTCTGGTTGATCCTGAGGACGTTGACGTGTCAAAGGTTTACCCTCAGTAAAGTCATAATCCTGAGCCTTACGAAATCTACCTAAACCTTCAAATAACTGGAAATCAGGTTCTGGTTGTTCACCGTCTTTTGCATTTTCTTGAAACCACGGACTATTACTAACAAAATTTAATCTAGGGTTTGTAGTCTTTTTACGAGACTGTGCCTTCTTAATTAAATCTTCTGTTTGAAACCTATCGTTATTCCAAGGATATTCTCCGACAGGAGCCTTAGCTCTAAATAATTCACCAAAATCTAACTGTCTATTAATTCTCCCTCTTCCATCAAAAGGATTACGTACATACCTGTTTAAATCTAGACGAGCATCTCTCATGATTTTTTACGTCCTTTTAAACCTACTAAAGTTTTACGTAAGCGAGCTTGCTTAACTGTCTTCTCATCATAGTCATCAGGGTTAGATAAAACATTCTCCTGTAGCTGTGCAGAAGTTATACCCTTCTTTTCAGCTTTAGCAGTGAAAGCTCCTTTATGAAGATTAGCTTTCTGTACCCACTTTTTGTCTTTCTTTTCTTTTGTCATTTTTTCCTTTTCCCTTTTCCTAGTTTAATATCTCTTTGCTGTTCAAGGAACTCCATAGCAGTTATACGTTTTCTCTTATCTGGTGGTGGATCACTTCTCATCTCTAATCTAGGAACACCCCAGACAGCATCATCATCTGAACCTTCTACCAATGATTTATCAATACCTCCTAATCCAGATTGCTTAACTCCTGTTAATTCCCTAGCTTCTGTTGGCTCATTTAAAGCTTTATCCCAAGCGCCTCTATCTCTACCTGTTGCAGTTTTACCTCCAACTGATCTACGGCCAAAGACTTTACTTTCACCTTCTAGCTTTAAAACATCTTTAACAAACTGAGACTTAACATACATATCTTGAAGTACAGGTAAGTCAGTTCCTAATCCACCGGCTTGTTGAGGAGCTTTAATCTTTTCATACGAGATATCTGCAATCTGTGAATAATAAGTTTTAGGATCTACAGGCTCAAGTGAAGCATCTACTTGCTGTTTAGCCTGACTCATTAGACCACGAACTCTATCCATAGGAAGCTTTGCATCTCTTAGCTTTCCATCTACTTTCTGTTTGAGCTTTCCATAGATAGGAACTGAAGTTACAAACGATTCAACACCACCTGGTTGACCTGTTTGTTTAGCAAGTGCAGTCTTCTCTTGAACTACTTTAGTAACTGAGTAAGGCTGAATGTCTAATGTAGGGCTACTTGGATCGTAAGTAGTAGTGTTCATATTTTGAACTTGCTTTAAGTTTCCAATAGGAAGCATCTGCTTTTGACCTGTCAATTCAGATTTAACGACACTATAGGGAACCATTTGGGGATTCTTAGTTTTTTCGTTAACTATGATTGAGACAGTATCAAAATCAAATACTTGAACTGGTTCCGCTGTACGATACCCACCTACTTGAGCAGCAATTGATCCAGGGGAAGAAACCTCTGCTGGAGTAGGTAATTGACTAATCTTCTTTAACTCAGTAGTAGGTCTAGTTTCTAATCCACTACCCTGTCTTATGAGTCTCCTTTCACGAGTACCAATATTTGGATTAAGTTTCTGTCCGTCTCTAACTTCTTCAACAAGGATAGATTTACCTCCTTTCTGTCTACGATCTGTAGTAGTCTTAACTTCCTGTAAAAGATTTCTAGGTTCTTGAGTATCTACGATTGTTTGAGGAACTTCATCTAAACCATAGCTTCTTGCTAATTGATTAAGCTTTTTACCACTTATCTCATAAAGTTGTTTATCTTGTGGAGTACTAGCCATAAGTTTGGCTTCTTGGTATTTAACTGGTTGTCCGTTTATCATTGATTCCCTTGGAGCAACATAGCCTTTAGAAGCTAATTCATCCCAGTCTCTAACAAAATTTACCCACCTCTTCTCATACTCAGGATTCATTATTGTTCTTGTACCTGTAGCTCCTTCTGCTCCCATAACTTTCATCATCTCTCCTTCTTCAGAGAGAGTAAGAGGAACTGTACCCTTAGCAGCTGAGATCTCATACGTAGGATTAACCTTACTTAGAACTCTTGAAATTCGTGGGTCAGAGGTAAGAACAGTACGATCTAACAAAAGTTGTTTTTCTTCAACAGTAGGCTGCCAAGTATTACTACCAGCTGTTGCATTAATTCTATTTAAAGCATCTTCTCTATTAATTGCTGAAGGGAAAGCCTGTGTATTTGCAGTTACACCTAATTGCTTCATTCTCTGTCTTGGAAGATTGAGATCACCAACTTTACCTGTCAAGTTAAATACTGCAGGTATACCTTGTGCCTTAACTGCTGCTGAAGTTTGTTGAGCACCTTGCTCTAAAAGTCCATACGGCGTAGTCGTAGGTTGTGTGATTATTGACTCGTCTTGTAACTGTCGTTGTAGTTGATTTACACTTCTATTAAAATCTCGATACCCAGGTGAAGCTGGAACTACAGGAGTCCTTTGACTCATCTGCTCTATTAGATTTGCTCTTCTATTAAATTCTCTAAATTCAGGTGATGCATCAGATCTAGCTGGTCCTCTAGTGGATACAGTCTTACTAGGTGCAACTG